ACGAGTACCTCATCACTCAGCTCCAATTCACTGGTGATGAGTCCGTCGGTTCATCCTCCAACAAGATCAAGCTCAACTTCAACCACCCCGTGAAGGAGCTTATCTGGGTTGTCCAACCTGACCAGAACGTTGACTACTGCTCATCCCTTCTTTGCGACGCCACCCTCTTCAAGGTGCTCGGTGCCCAACCTTTCAACTACACCGACGCCATTGACGCCCTCCCCAACGCCATCCACGCGTTTGGCGGCCCCTCTGAGCTTGCTGGCCAAAACGCCTTCATTGATGCCCGCGGCCTCTTCCAAGACGCTGGTGCCATGGACGAGTACATCCCCACCAACTTCACCGGATACTGGCACGGAGGTGTTTACAACAACTCCTTGACTGAGCCCCACTTTGGTGGCCAACACCCCGGCTCTGGTTTGAACGCTGCTGACACCGCCAACGCCGCGGCCGTCCTTGCCTCCCTTGGCTTGACCAGCACTGCTCAATTGACCCCCACCAACGGCACCTACAACCAAGGCTCATCCGTCTCCGATGCCGGCACCTTCGTGCTCTCTGAGACCTCCCTTGACATGCACTGTTGGGGCCAGAACCCCGTCGTTGTTGCCAAGCTCCAACTCAACGGCCAAGATCGCTTCTCTGAGCGTGAAGGTTCCTACTTCTCATGGGTGCAACCTTACCAGGCCCACACCCGCTCCCCTGATGAGGGTATCAACGTGTACAGCTTTGCTCTCCGCCCTGAGGAACACCAACCTTCCGGCACGTGCAACTTCTCACGCATTGATAACGCCACACTCCAACTTGTGCTCTCCAACGCCACCGTTGAGGGCACCAAGACTGCCAAGGTCCGTGTGTATGCCACCAACTACAACGTGCTTCGCATCATGAGCGGTATGGGAGGGCTCGCGTATAGCAATTGAGCGGATTGGGCAATCTTCTCAAATTTTCTTATATATATTTTTGTGTTAAAACTACTTAGATAATTCATATTATAACTTATAATATGAATAAAATTGATTCACAACAAAATGAAATGTCTTCATTCACAAGTGATATTATGAAGCCAGTGTATTCCACAAACAAAGAATTATTGTGCGGAGTTATTGAATATAATAACAAGAGTTATCTTGTTGATTTAAGCGACAAGGATAGAATTATTAACTTTAATAAAACTTTTGTATTTGCAAATGCTCATGATATGTATCCTTCATACTCTTATAACTACAAAAGATTCAGTTATATAGATTTCATATTTTCATTTAGCCAAGAATCGGTCTATTATGTTTTTAAAAATGAAAATCCATTAGATATTAGAAGATGCAACGTAGAAATATATCATTGGTATCATAAAAATATTGCTGAATCATACGAGGTCATTGAATATACTAATGGACATTATTTAACTATGGGTCAGGATGCAAATGTTATGAAAAATCCCATTTGGAGAGTAAAAGAAAATGATAAAGAGTATTTGTTAATGTATTGCGAAAAAAATACAATTTGTAAACTGTGTCCTGAAAGTTATCAAAAAATATTAGAATATGAGATTAATAATAATAATAATAAAAAATTAACTTGGTATAAAGCGTCAAATGGATATATTCAATCTCATAACTTTGAACAAAAGTGTTTTTATGTCCACCAAATAATTGCGGAATGTTATGGAAATGGTAAAGGAACTAAAAACGTTAGTGTTGACCATATAGACCAAAATCCTTTAAATAATTCACTAGAAAATTTACGAGTGGCCACAAGAAAAGAACAAGAACAAAATTCAAAAGGAATTAAACCTGGAACAAAAAGAGAAAGAAAAACTAGTGCAAAAGATTTACCAGATGGTATAACCCAAGATATGTTAAAAAAATATGTAGTTTATTATCAAGAATGGTTAGATGCAGAACATACAAAGCAACGAGAGTTTTTCAAGGTTGAAAAGCATCACAAATTAGATAAGCCATGGACAACTACAAAATCTAATAAAGTTTCCATTCTAGAAAAACTTGCACAAGCAAACAAGGTTGTAGATGATTTAGAGAATAACGTTTATCCAGAAAAGGAAACACCAACATTACCAAAATATATATCATTAATTACAATGCGCGAAAAACCTCATCTTGTTTTTGAAAAACGTGTTGATGGAAAACGATTAAACCTTAAAATGGTTTTGCCAGAAGAATATGATTTGCAAGAACAAGTTGGGAAATTTTTAGAGAAAGTTAAAGCAAAATACGGCGAAGAAACAGCTTAAAAACAGAACACCATATTTAACCATAAAATGCAAATATTCGTGAAAACTTTGACTGGAAAAACTATCACTCTTGAAGTTGAACCAAGTGATACGATTGATAACATTAAAACCAAGATTCAAGATAAGGAAGGAATTCCTCCTGACCAACAGCGTCTCATTTTTGCCGGAAAGCAATTGGAAGATGGTCGCACTCTAGCAGATTATAACGTGCAAAAAGAAAGCACATTGCACTTGGTTCTCCGTCTTCGCGGCGGTTAATATTTAGTCAATATTTTTGTGTAAGTTGACACATTTTAAAAAGACTTAAAGCGGTTCTAACAAATAACAATAATATGTTTAAAAAACTATTGTTATTTCTCTCTTATATTTCTTTGAGTAGTCAAATGTTTATGACTCCACGTTTTTTCTCACCTTTTCAAAACAAGACAAACTCCTCAACAATGCCGCAAGATTATACTAGTTTAACCCCACGAGAGATTAGACAAAAACGAATAAATTGCAATGATGCATTAACACTTTTTAAAATATGGGCAACGCTTTTTGTTTTTACATTCCCAATTATTTCATTTCCATATCACAAGGAAAACTAAAGTAAAATTACAAAAACAAAGAGTTTTACCACAAGACATGTATCGCCAAATTATTTGCCGAAAATTTGTTGTTTTTCCAATCGCCTCGCATACGGGATGATCTATTTAAATAATTTTTTCTCCGCGTTTTATTTTTGTGTTTGGTATAATCCTCATATCCCATTTGGCCAAAGTATACCCATTTATTTGTTTTTGGGTCTTTCACCATATACTTCTTCTCCTTGCGTGTGCTTCTAAAAATTTTACCATTTTTTCTACCTAAATACTTGTAAGCCATTCTTTGTGCCTGAGCAGGATTTGAATACTTATAAATGTTGTCTCTCATAATATATAAAAATAATTAAATTAAATGCAGTTGGATAAATCTCTTCTAATTTTATAAATAGAAAAATTGATTTCAAATTATAACATAAATATATTTTATCAAAAGCTAATAACATGACGACAAGTTCCATAATGTCAATTTATTTCAAAGTCGCAAGAACCACTGAAACTGCAATGTATGACATTGATTTGGATTGGACTACAGAAGAGTTCATCAACATCATGAGAGAAAAAGTTATTGAAGATTTCGTTTTGGATAATGCAGAGTTTGTTGATACTGCACAAGAAGTAATACTAGGAATTGCCGCAGAAGATGCACCTGCTCTAAGACCAACCAATAGAACTATTCGCGAATATTATGGTGCTCGCATTTATCATTTGGCTTTCTACATTCGTCCTATACCCGCAAATGGTATAGACATTGCTCCACCAGAAGAAATTCCTGAATTGCCACAAGAAAGAGCTTGTGCAATTTGCTTGGAGAGAGAAAGAAACTTAGTTTTTGTTCCATGCAATCATTTATGTGCTTGCACAGAATGTGGGCTAAATCCTACTATAAGAGTTTGTCCTATTTGTAGAACAGCTTTTAATAATAGAATTGTTGTATATGTTTAAACACTTTCCCAAAGGCACAGTTGGTTTAAAAGAAAATTGATTGTTATTTAATGCTTACATTATATAACAAGCTATAACCCAAATGAACACCGACGCTCTAATTGAAAAGAAAAAATATTACTTTTATGAAAAAATAAAAAACAGACCACTACAAATATGCGTAGGAAGATTTTTGGGGGTTTTTACTCACCAGTTTAATCCAAAATATAGTTATTTGATAAAAAGCCGGTTTGAAGAAGAAACTAGAAAAAATATTTTGGTATATTCACCTCTAGAATGGTATGTTAAAGCTGAAACTCTTGATGACATATTATCAAAATCTCGTTTGCCAACTGATGTTGTTAACATTATTGACGAGTTTTTATAAAACTAAGTTTAATCGTTTTTAAATAAATTATTTTTAAGCATTTAAAATGTCTAGTGTGGTAAATAGAGAAACATTTTGATTAAACAACCCCAAATCTTCAACATCATTTAAATCAAGTTTATTAAAATCTTTGGGGGTTCTCACTAAATAATTGTCTGAATCTCCTCTTTTACATTTTACTTCATTCCAAAAATCACTAGATTGACAATTATAATGATTCATAATAAAATATTCTTTGTCCAATAAAATAAAGTTTTCTAATTCATCTTTTTTGTTAAGAAATGTGGCGTGATGTGCATTCAAACTAGTAAATTCAAAATCACTATTTATAAAATATTTGCGATTTCCTATTGGCAGAGAAGTTGGGTGTTCTATAGATCGTTTTGTAAAGCTTTGAACTAGGTATTTAGGTTGTTTAACAAAACTATTAGATCCATATAGGGTGTGTTCTACCTGTATTTGACCAATGTGACCGCACATATCTAGTATTTTTGTAAGATCAATCTCCTTAGGAGACCACATAAATTCATCCATGTCAACCAATAATAACCATTTTGATTCCTTTATTCGGGGAAGAATATAAAAATTATAAATGTCCTTTTGTCTGCCTAAATAATAATCCCAAGTGGTGTTAAATAAAGTAACTACCCCTTTTTCAAGATATGGATTCAAAACATCTAAAAAATTGTCATCACTGTTATCATTTATTAAATAAAAATGTTCAACCCCATGAAAAATATAATGTTCAATCCATTCTTTTAAACAATGTGTTTCGTTTTTAAACATAGAAAAAACTGAAAGTTTATACATATTATTTCTTTATAATTTTTGTCTCTATGTTAAACGCATAACAAGGTCGGATTATTTATTTTAACTTTGATTTTTATCTTTAAGGTTCTCATCCAAATAGTGCGTTCATATTTCTGACTTCCGGCTTATTCAGCTCCTCATAAAACAATTTTTTTATTTGCTCATCATCTCGCAATCTAACTGAATAAGTCTGTTGAATGTTACTTCTTCCAATTCGCCCAAGTGCTTGAATCATTTTTTCTTGAGTCAAAGTCAAATCTTTACTCAAGTAACCATGACAAAACTGATAATTTGTTCCATAGATATAATCGCTTGATGCAATAATCATATACAACTTTTGATGGTCAGCCAACTTCTTCATAATTTCAGTGTAAGTAATGTCTGGATGATTGGTAAACACGCCAATTCCCATCAACAATAAAATCTTCCAGCTATCTGCGACATTTTTTAACATCATAATGTCCACAATAGTCTGTTCTTCTATATCACTAGTAAATGAAGCAGTTGTGTCAAACATGTCCGCCCATTTTTTCAAATGAAGAGTTTTATTTGGAACAAAAGTTTCATTCAACTCTGCTGGTTTAATCATAGACCTCAATGCATCAAGCTCAGTATTTATTTTTGCCATATCTTTGTTGTTCTCATTTGACCCAAAATCCTTCTTTTTGCCATCATCTTTTTTAGAATAATTTTTTCCACCATACTTTGCTCCACCATCAGTTTCTAGAACCTTTGTTGAATTCTTCTCTTCTAAACATTCCAACTGTTTCTCCAAGTCCCCAATTTTTTCATTGACGCGATTATTAAACTCAATCTTTTCTAAAATTGCCTCCATTGCCTTTGTAGGAATATTTGCTTGTTGAATGCAAAATCTAGCAATCTTTTCAACATCTTCTGCTAGAAATATCGTGGGTCCATCGGTCAATGTATATGCATCCTTGGTTGAAACATAGATTGCACAGTTTCCTGTTTCTTTTTCTAATGAAGATACATTTGACAGCAAAACTTGTTCGCTCATCATTTTTGATAGAGGTTTTCCAGCATTCACTGAAGAAATAGAAGGAGAATATGTTCCAGGACCAACACTTGAAACTTTTTTCAATACATTCCCTTTTTCATCAACATTGTCGTTTGGCAAAATGCGTTTTTTTCTACCAGTTGTAAGAGTTAGATAAATGGAACCCCACGTACCAGCTTTAATCTTTCCAAGCAACTTCAAATAATGTAACTTAATATTTTGCATGTTAACATCATCCAATGATGCAAAATTTCTATCAATCCTTGCACTCATCGCTGTAAATAAACTATTTTTTTCAATAAATATTATAAATTTTACAACCTCTTCCAAATCAAAATACCTCAACAAGGTCAAATTTTTTTCGCAATGACCAACAATTTCAGTTATCGTCTCATATTCTTGACTTAGAAAGTGTGGCAAAACAATATGACCATTCTTACTTATAATCGGAATTGATTTTTTGCAATCGTGGCTAACAATATTATGCACTTGAGCTCCCGAAAATTTCTCATTAAAATGACGAACAGTATTTGGCAATTCATGAAGTTTTGGCAATGTTGCTGATGATAATATTACATTTGGAATCAAATTTTCCGTCCAATTTTTATTAATAGATGCATGTAAATCATGCGACTCACAATCCATTGTAATTGTAGGTTCATCCCAATAAGTAACTAGATTTTCCGCTGGGTTGAATGCCAACATATAATACATTGCACACAAATAAGATCTAACGTCGCAAATCATAATTTCCACCTTATCACCAATGCTATTATCAACCTTTCCAATTCCACCAGATTTTCTATTCTTTTTATATTCCTTTGCTGCAAAATAATGCAGACGAATGTCATCAGCACTTGAACAACCAAATGCAAACGCAATCTTTTTTCCAACTGAAATTGCTGCCTTTGCCAATGCAAGTCCAACGTGTCTTGCTGCACAAACAAATATGACACGATATTGCTGCGAAATACCAATTGGAGTGAGAGTCTTTCCGGTACCAGTTGGAGCGATGTATAAAACTAGCTTTGGTTGAGGAGTTGGAATAGATGTATCTCGGAGAAATACTGTTTGTGGTTCATCCTCATCATCAGAAACATCTTTATCCATTTCAATTCTGAAATTTGCGAGTCTCTGTTTAAAATGCGGATTTTTCATCACAGTGAAGATCTCCTTTTGATGTTCATACAACATCATGTCCGCATGTTTTAGCAACATCTCATTCTTTTCAATATAAGTAACTGCATTTTCAATCATATAAACCATGTCTATCTCCTCTTCAAATTCAGTCAACACGTTGCTAACAATGTTTTTCACATGCCGGTTTACATTTGCAACAGTATTTTTGTTGAGTTTATACAGAGTAAAGTAATGAAGCAACCAATTCTTATTTGTTGCAGATTTATTTTTTAAGAGCTTTTCAATTGTATTTAGCAAAAGCGTCTCATAAACAGATGGAATCTTTCCAACTTCATTCCTTTCAAGACGAATCAAGTCGGCCTTTTTAATTTTAGGGGTGCCAGTCACTGAACTATTCAAACTATTCACCGGACAACCGCTTGACGCTTTCAACTTTTTAACAGTCTCGTTAAAGTATTTTACAAATAAATAATCTTCCATTTCTGGGTTATTTTCAACTTTTAAAAATGACAACAATGAAATTTCTGAATTGTATTTAATATTTACATTTTCTGTACCGGAGATAATAAGCTGTAAAACAGCTTTCTCTGATTCGCTGACAGGAACCTCAATAGATTCCCATTCCGATTTGTTAAGCTTTCTTTGAGTAAGATCCATGTCTAATACTTCTTGTTATTTAATATAATTAGCTCTTTATATTTTCGTTTCAATTTTTATTTTGATTTTGATTTAAGAATAAAAATTGAATTATCAAAATAGAAAAAAAAGAATGCAACAATATAACAATGGCACAATATGTTAGCAATATAATCTTTGTTTCTATTGAGGGAAACATTGGCTCTGGAAAATCTACTTTATTGGCCAATTTAAAGGAATTCTTTAAGAACGATGGCAGAGTAGTATTCTTGAAAGAGCCGGTTGATGAATGGGAAAAAATCAGAGATTCTCAAGGTAATACTATGTTGCAGAAATTCTATGGGGACCAATCTGCGTATGCTTTCTCGTTTCAAATAATGGCTTATATCTCAAGACTTGCCGAATTTAAAAAGGCTGTAAAGGAAAACCCACAAGCAACCATTTTCATCACAGAACGCAGCTTGGATACAGACAAGTATGTATTTGCACAAATGTTATTTGATGATAACAAGATTGAAGATGTCAATTACCAAATTTATACTAGATGGTTTGATGTATTTGCAAAAGAGTTTCCAATAAATAACGTTATTTATGTAAGAACTGATCCAGACATTTGCCATAATCGCATTGTAAAACGGTCTAGAACTGGCGAGGATTGCATTCCGCTTGAATACTTGACAAACTGTCATGAGTATCATGAAAACATGATTTCAAAAAGCATTGCAGCTCCCATTTTGACATTGAACGGAAATGTTGATATTTATGAAACTACGGAAACTGTTCAACAATGGATTAATCAAATTAAAGAATTTATTAACGCTTAAATTTTGTTTAGTTTAACGGCATCTTTTATTATTTGTTTTATTGTTTTTTTTTGCCTTTTTAGATTTGTTTTTTCTAACCTTTCTCGTCTTTTTTGCTTTCTTTTTATTTTTTCTTGTTTTTTTACCGCCTTTTGTAGCAAAATCTATAAAATCTTTTATTTTTTGTTTATCTTCTTGTGTATAAGGATGACGCAATGGTGTTTGTTCCTTACTGAATCGCCACATATCTTTAATTTCGTCGTGTGTATATTCTTTTCCATCACTCAACTTTATTCTCAATGCTTCTTGTTTTGTTGGTTCTAGGCTTATCATATTTGTTCCTTTTTTTGCTGGAGGTAATTCAAATCCACTTGCTGGACCCTTTGAACGCGTTCTACTGGCAATGCCTATAGGTTCTGCAAAATTTTGTTGTGCAACTGCTGCCTGGGCTTCCTGTTCATAATACACATTCATTTGACCACACTCATCCGTGATCCATTCCATTAAGGGTTCAACTTCCTGACGATATTGCTCAAATGTGCCATCGTCTCCGTAGTCCGTATTTATTTCATTGCATATATCTAAATAGGAGCTATAATATCCGTAGTCATTAGCTGTAATGTAGTTTTCGCGGAGCATGTAATTTAGATATTCTCTTAAAAATGCAGAATAATCCTGAACAAAATAAATAAAATCATATGTTGATATGACATTCGGATCATCATATTCTTGTTCAGGAAGAAAAGGGTGTATTACTTCGTCTGCCATCATCTTATAATATGCAAATAATATAAATACTTTAATTATATTATTTATAAATGTCTGAACCTGAATTAATTGTAGATTGTCCACATTGTAAAGAATTTGTAGTAATTGAAAAACTGAATTGTCACATTTTTCGTCACGGAGTCTTGAAAGATACTGGAAAACAAATGGATCCGCATGCAACAAAAGATGTTTGTGATGAATTGTCAAGAAATAATCAGATATTTGGGTGTGGAAAACCTTTTAAAGTGGTAAAAAAAGAAGATGGAACATACATCGCGGAGATTTGCGAATATATTTAAAAAAAATAAAATTCTAAATGTTTGGGTCCAACTCAATTATCATGGGATAATGGTCTGAATTATATGTTCCACAAAACTCTTCGTATCCCTGGTATATATACGCTTTTTTAATCTTGTCATTCAAAAATGGTGTTATGAGAATGTGGTCAATGAGAGAAAATTCAGTTGGCACGGAAACACAGTTGCTGTTTTTATCCCACCAATCGGAAAACCGCAAATTCTGTGGTATTTTTTCTTCGGCTGTGTTCAATTCATATTTTCCAGAGTATGTTCCAAATTTGCCTTTAATTATGTCCAATACATGAGATGTTGGTTTATTATTATTTGAATCCATTATTTCGCCATCAAAATCGTTGAAATCTCCTAGAACCATGATTTCATAGCCTTTGCTAACATACTGGAAAATGGTATTCTGGAGAACTTGAGCTTGGGCTTCTCTCTGAGCACATCTCGCAGAATCTGTTGGGAAGGCAACCAAATGTGCTCCCACAAATAATACATTGTGACCATAGAACTTAAACTCTGTAAAATAATGTTTGCTAACACCGGTTAGAGTCGGCGTTCCTGTATATCCGCATTTGGACCCCAAAATAGGATAGTCTATTTTTTCTTCATTTCTAAAGAGATTCACATTAGGGTCTATTTTTGTTATCATTCCCACATTTTGTCCAGTTGCACTGTCAGTGCCTTTTTTTAAGTAGGGTTTATATCCACTGTTCTCTCCTAGACTAGCAACCAGTTGGTTTAATTCGTCGCATCCTTCTACCTCACAAAAATTAACAACATCGGGGTTTAAATCTGCGATAACTTTTGACACATATTCAAGATGAATTGTAGCCTCGCTCTCATTTTTCCAACTGCACCCATCTCCTGGGCAATTTGATGTGCCAAAATAATCAATGAAAAACCATTCTACATTATATTGCATTATCTTGAATGTAGAATCTCCTGACGGGACTCTATTTAAGGGAGTTGTTGGGACTGCGGGACATTCAGTATCTGAATTTCCTAATGTTGCAAACCCAACAAAGAGAGAAATAAGTATTTCTTTAAATTGCATATTAATATATTATTTTATTAATAATTGTTCGGATAAATATATTCTGTAAGGATATAAGAATAGTTTAAACAAATAAAACAAATTAAACAAATTACAATAATTGTAATATAAAAGATGTTAGAAGAACTAATAGATAATTCTATAACTGACAAAAATACTACACATTCATATTTACAGCTCTATCAAAATTTGTTGATGAGCAAAAAAGAAACTGCTAAAAATGTGTTAGAAATAGGCATAGGAGATTTTGGTGAAAAAAATGGGGGTAGTATAAAATTATGGAGGGATTATTTTACACACGCAATCATTTATGGTTTAGACATACTTCCAATTGATAGAGTAATTGATGAATTAATAAATGACACTAGAGTTATTTTATATACATCAACTGATGCATACAATGAAGACTTTTTTATTACAAACTTTTTAAATAAGAATTTAAAATTTGATTTTATGTTAGATGATGGACCGCATACATTAGAAAGCATGACGCAATTTATAAAATTATATTCACAAATAATGGCCGATGATGGTATATTAATTGTTGAGGATGTTCAGTCGTGGGATTGGATTGATACACTTATAAGTGCAGTTCCGGAACACCTAAAGCAATTTGTTAAAGTACATGATTTAAGAGGTAATAAAAATCGTTACGACGATATTGTTTTTACAATAGATAAATCTAACGTTAAAATATAAGTTTCACTTTATTTTTTATTTTACAGCAATATAGGATAAAACTACATAAAGGTTAATAATTGTAATATAATATAATTATGGATGGGGAAACCGCAATAGATTACATTTTAAAAAATAACATTGAAGGTGCTATAATTGAATGTGGTGTAGATAGTGGTAATTTTGAACATATATGGATAAATGAATTAATGAAAAATAATGTGGTTCGCGATATATATCTATATGATACCTTTGGAGGTTTAGTAGAACCAACTGAATATGATTACACATGTAAAGATGCTCAACTTTATCAAATGAATAAGGATGATGTTTATAATACTTGGAAGAGTCAAATAATTAATGAAAAAACAAATGGATGGTGTTATACTCCTTTAGAAAATGTTCAAAATAGATTAAATTCTACTGGTTATCCTCAAGAAAATTTACATTATATAGTGGGAGATGTCATGGAAACTTTAAAAGATAAGACGACAATTCCCGAAAAAATAGCAATATTGCGATTGGATACTGATTGGTATGAATCTAGTAAGTATGAACTAGAGCAAATGTATGATAATGTTGTAATTGGTGGAGTTATAATATTTGATGATTATTATCATTGGGATGGACAGAGAAGAGCAACTGATGAATTTTTTGCAAGTAGAGGCATTAATTATGATTTTGTAAATATAGGTAATCTCAAAACGGCGGCTATTATAAAAAAATAAATATGCGGTTTAATTATGATCCGCCTCATAAAAATTGATATATAAAATATAAGCAAAATATATATCAATTAACATGTTCTCTCCTGTTATCAAACTTCCACAAGCAATTGCTATATCAAAAACCCAAGATAATTATGTTTTATTCTTTGATGGTTGTTGTAAAGGTAATCCCGGTCCTGGTGGAGCAGGAGCTACAATTTATAATAATGGCGTGGAAATTTGGTGCGACTCTGTATTTGTAGGAAAAAAGGTTACTAATAATATAGCCGAATATACCGGGTTAATTATTGGTTTAAATCAAGCAGTAAAAGTTGGAATTAAAAATATTACTGTTAATGGTGACAGTCAACTTGTAATAAAACAAATGAATGGCGTTTATAAAGTAAACTCTGAAAACTTGATTGAAATGCATAAAACTGCAAAAAAATTAGAAAAATCATTTGAAAGTATTTCATACAACCACGTTTACAGAAAAGACAATAAGCGAGCTGATGAGCTAAGCAACGATGGACTACTTAAGCCGGATGACACCGTTAGTTAAGGATGTAGTTTAATTCCACTGGCCTGAATTTTGCTTGTTCAAATATTCTATATAACAATGTATAACTGAAACTAGAATCATATACAAGTACATAAACATTATTGCAATACTGCCCAATGTGCAAATCGTATACCGCAGCAACCTCGCGGTCCTCGCTCATTTTTGGAGTTTTTATAAAATTGTATCCATTTTCTCTCAAAAACTGAATAACTCTATTATCATAATTGTCCGATAAAATAAACGTTGCATCTTCTTTTTTTAAATTTATTGTTATTGCGTCAATATATTTGTCTTCCATTATTTTTTTAAAATCCACTGTGGATATTTTATTTTCTCTCGCCCAATGCTCAACTGCATCATCTTCTAATCTTAAATGTATGCAGTTTATATTTTTGTTTATATTTATGGTTCTTTGAATATATTCATTTGCCCTTTGAATAAAATAAGATTGAAATACAATATTTCTGAAAATTCCTTTAGTAAATTCAGTTTGGTCATTTTGTATTTTTAATGATGGCTGAAATACAACATTATTCAAGTCAATCAATAGATCTGAACTTAAATGCCCATCTGTTTGGTCATATATCCCATTAAAAATAATATTGTTAATAGAAAATGTAATATTCAACTTTAATGCACGTTTATCTAGGTCTATAAAATAATTTGTATTATAAAACTCTACTGGATTTCCTAAAAGGGCGTTCAAATTTTCAGTTTTACTAATATAAAAAACTTTGTTATTTAAAAACCCTTTTATGATTTCAGTAACATCAATGCACATATTATTTATACCATACTTTGCGTTAAGTATTTTAAACTCAAAATTATAATAATCAATAAGGCACAAGTTATATTGTTTTGTGTAATTATTAGTCGCATTTATATCAAGAATTTCACTTATATTGCAAAAATTTTGTGTATTTATTTGTTTTAAAAATTTTCCAATAAATATAAAGTTAATATTGTTTCTTAAGCAGTACCCACAAGTATAAATGATTGAGTAAATTTGATTGCAAAGTCCACTATCTTTTTTTGGAGAGATATCAAGAAAATAATTATTCATTTGCATGCAATTTTAATTATATATTTATTTGACTTGTTTTTAATTTTCAATTAAAGAAATATTTAATCTTGTGGGTGGTTTATATTTTAAAAAGTCAAGTTGTTTTATAGTACTTGGGAATTCATCATAACCATATATATCTTGCAACATAAGCCATTCAAACATTCCTCCCACATAAATAAACACATTTGAAAATCCAAGTTTTACAAGTTGGTCATATTTTTTATATATTTTATCATCACTTGAATTGCGTCCGTATAAAATTATTCTTATTCGTTTACTTGAATACATATGATGATTTATTATTGTTTCCTCTTTGCTAGCTGGAACAGTATTTAATATTAGACAATCTTGTTCCAACTCAGTCATAGTGTTTATTAATAAATATATTTCTGGATTTTTGCAAGCTGTTTGTACATCTTCAAAGTTAATTTTTTGCATAGACTGAGAATTTCCCATTATTTGATTATTTCTTTATGTTTATATTCAAATTATAGTATTGTTTTTGTTTCTCTCTTTGCATCGTTTTTATTAATAAAAAAATTGACTATTTAAAACACCCCAGTTATTATTTTAACAATCATGTCGGGGACTAGACTAACTCTAAAAGAAAGAAAGGAAAAAGATAGAGAAAAACTCAAAGACCTTTATAATAACTATGTATTGTCTAAAAAAAAAGTTAATACATTAGAGAAAAGAAAAACCACAACTATATGTTTTAATGGCTCGTATGATGAATTGATAGAACTAATGAAAATTAAAAAACATGAACTAAAAGAAATAGAAAAAGATTTGAAGGCTGAACGCATAAATGTGCGTTGGTTGTGGTTCAAATATAAAAGGTTGAAAAATAAATTTGATAGTCAAACTAGACTAGATAAAATGAAGGAAGAAATACAAGAAATGAAAAAGAAAGAATCGGTAGTTACAAAAACTAATAAAAAATTAGCTGAGAACTTTGATATGAATATGTTGGATAGGTTACCTCTAGAACTTGTTGATATAATTGCAACCTATCTGCCATATGAAGTTAGAAATACACTCATTGAAGAGAGAAAGCCATTTAGATTATTTAAAAATTTAACAAATTGCACAATTAGGTCGTTTCTTATGAATATTTGTTATACACCCGAATACTTTTCGCTTCTATCTGAAGAGGAAAAACAAACATATATTTACAAACCAGAGAATAATCCTCATCCTTATCTTCCAAACTTACAAAATCCACATCACGGTCATTTTGCATGGAATCCAGATTGGTTGCAATATACTAAAAAAGATGAAATAGAAACTCGTATAAAATACATATTCCATGCATTCAACAAGTCATGTCCAAAGGGTGCTTATAAATTAATGAGAATGTTTATCGTTCTCATTAAGCCAGATAAAAAATATAATAAATACGATAGTAGTTGGACGAGACTAACTAGCATTCCTGTTTAGATGCACAATATGGTTTTGTTAATTAAAATTTACTACAATTTCTACTTTTTCTTTTTTAATACTTTTAGTTGCAGAAATAGACAATTCTTCTCTCTTCTTTCTAGTTTTGCTATTGGTATTTTCAACAACCTGTTCCTTACGCTTGCTAGTACTATTTCTACTATTCATGTCTTTTTCAATGGTATCATAATTATCTTCAATATATTGAATTACCTTATTTTCAAGAGTCCATTTGAAAAAATTCAATTGACCAATTGTAGTCTCAATGTGGGTGCCTCCCTTGTAAGGGATGCTTATTCTATCCCAACGACAAAAAGGATCAAATCTTTTTTTGCTATAAGCCTTTAATTTTAGCTTATAATCAACGTATACTTTGAATCGTCTAGTAGCTCCATGAACATCTTCAAACGAATACAATGTATAATATTTTTTAGCATAATTTGTTGCAAACCAATCCACAATTCTTAAAGAAATTTTTGATTCTCCGGTAATTATTTTTAGCATACTATTTAAATTATCCTCATTCTTATAAAAATCCATTAAATTGTTCAATAATAAATCATTTTGCGTTGTATAACTACTTGATGCCATTATTTAAGATACTTTGCGGTCTTTTTAAATACTTATTTACCAAAAAATCTAATTTAATTTAAAAAATAATATTACAGTATTGTATAATGGATTTGTCAAAGATTTGCACTCCTGCCATGTTGTATTTGGTATTCGCCTCCATTAGCATTGTTATTGGCGTTTTCCAAAAGTTCCAATTTTTCTCTCTTTTAGCCAAGGTTATCTTTGTTGCTGCTTGGACTTGGTTCTTGAACTTCTTGTGTTCTAAGGGATACAAGGCCATCTCTTGGTTCTTAGTCTTGTTACCTTTCTTAATCATGCTTGGCGTCTTTGCCATGGCTATGGAGGTTGTCAAGTCAGCCAACAGCTCAATGATGCCCCCTCCCGCTCTTCAGAAAACTCCCCAAGAAAGAGTGATGGAGGCAATGGGCACCGACTACAAAATAGGTGGTCAAATGTACTAAATGTACATTTATTTATCATCTTTAAATTTCTCTCGTTCTAATGATGTGCTTACTGGTTTTAAAAAATTTTCTTGAACCATTACATCTTCAAGATAATTTCTTTGCATAAATGGATTCATTCCAATTTGACCAACCATTTCTCTCTCCGCCATTCTATTATAGGTGTCTTCTCTCTTATTCATTGGTTTATCTGGATTTACAAAGACTTGTTGTTCTTCTAAACTCCAGACATCATTCTCTGATAATAAAGCCTGTTGAAATGCTAATTGAGCCATTTTGCTTGGATCTTCATCTTCATAGTCAATTTGAGTTTGACTTTGTTGCACACGTCGTGGTTGCCTTGGAGATTTTTCATATTTCTCTCCATTTGTCCATTTCCATTCTATCCAATCATTCCATTTTACCTTCTTTTTATCCATTGAGGATTCCATTATAATATTTTATTAATATTATAATGCGTCGCATTTAACTTTTAACTATGTTTAATTGTTTAGTAAATAAAAAGGCATCTTTGCTTGTTCTTCTTCGTTTTAAATTGCAATCTAAGCAAGAAATTAAAACATTATCTGTATTATGTCCTACATTGTTGTTTATTCTATCCAAAGTCCATTGCTTTGTTTCTCTCACAAGATCATATAATATATACGTTTTTTCATTGCAATAATGACATTTTAGAGAACACTCTTGTAATTTATTTATTACCTCTTTTGTTTTAATAAAAGCTGCCTCATCATATCTCTTTTTTATAATATCTTGATGTTTATAACTATTTAACTTTACTTCTAATTGAGAGATTGCCGTTCTATATTCAGGTATATCTGTATTTTGGTGAAGAGATTTCAATATATCATCTTGGTTGTCTATTAAAAAAGATTCAGCTGGAAGCCCCATTTTTTCAGTGATTTTTCTGGTTTTAACCTCTTTGTGTTCCTTTTTTAATTTCTTAATTAGATATCTATTATTCGTTCCTGAAATTTCAACTTTCTTTTCATCGTTCATATTTAATAACTAACTAAATTTATTTATGTCTTTTTCTTATATCTTCGTCTGCGAGTCTTCCTACTTTGTTTTTTTGTTTGCATTTTGCTTTGTCTTTTGCTTTGTTTTATATTTCGCCTTCTAGTTTTTTTCCCACCGAGTTTTGCTCCATTAAATTTATCTAAAATTTCATTTTTTTTATCTCTTAATAGAGAACAAACAGTTCCTTCAATATTTCCTTTTTCATCGCTATCTAAACTATTCCTGCCAACATTCTTAAACGCATCATTGCATTTAAATTGAGTCTCTTGCAAATCATCTATTAATTGAGAACAACTATATTCATTGCAGCATTTTTGTTTTAATAGATAGTTTGCCATTTTTAATATATGTTTTTGTTTATAAGATTGATAACAAGACATTTTATATTATTGGGAGATAATTATAGTTGGTACAAAATAATATCTATATATAAAAAACTGAATTAAACTTAAAACGATATAGTATAGTATATGGCAACGCCTACAAATAACGCAGATGAATGCATTGAGTTGAAAAACATTAAATACAAGACCATGTTGCTAAGCGGCACACCTGTTAAAGAAACTAAATCATCAAGTGACTTAACAAACTTGGAAAAATTCTTAGAAGATGATAAGATTAACATTCAAAATGAACCGTGGAGTAAATTAGACAAGACTATAAAGACAAAAAAAATGATGTCTTACGCAGAAGATTATGTCAAAAAAAATAATTTAACGCCCGGGGAAGAAGCTGGATTGCGAGCATTTTTGAAAGATTGTTTAGATAGAAAGAGGTTGCAAAGAGTTAAAGACGTTGAGTATGACAAAACTACTGGAGAAATCAAGGACATTCCTTCTCTTGTCTTTAACAGGATAACAACGCATTTTACTCTTAAAAATTTAGATAAGCAACGAGTTTCAACTTTGAAAAGTTTGCCACCAAAGAAAGCTAAGGGAACTATTAAAAATACCAAAGCTAATGACAACTCAGACTCTGATAATGATAATTAAGAACAATATAAACGTAAAACAATATAATATATAAGGACATATATTATGTTGCTCGGAGATTTAGAAGACTTGGAGGACATTTTAGACGACATTACAGCTACCGAAAGTGCATCAGACAAGATCTTCTCTGCAGAAGAAGAAACTGACATTGTTGATACCTGTGTTCAACTTATGTCAGATTATGTTGATGAAAACCCGACAGCTGCATCTGAACCAGATTTTCATGAAACAATGATTGAAAATATCAAGGAAGTTATGTTTATGAATTATGACAACTTTTTTCAAACAAATTCGGAGATTGAAGACGAATTAGAAGATCTTATTGATATTGCCGCGGACATGTTTTATTTACATATTATGCCAAGGCGTTCTTATAATGATACATTTGAAACAAAAATGTCTGAGAAAGAGAGAGAACGAGTTATTGAGAGACTTGAAGAATTAGCTGAGGTTCCACAAGCCGAACAGCGAACAAAAGAATGGTATGAAACAAGACATAGGCTTATTACTGCAAGTAATGCATATAAAGCATTTGAACCAGATAGTGCAAAAAATCAACTTATCTATGAAAAATGTCAACCACTTAAATATGATGAAATGGAAGATCCTGGGGATTTTGAAAAGAGTGCAAAATTTGAATTAGTAAATACGAGCACTGCTATGCACCATGGGCAAAAATATGAGCCTGTTTCCATAATGTATTATGAAGAGACATTTGAAACGCAAGTTGCTGAGTATGGATGTATTCAACACGATACTTACAAGTTTTTAGGGGCTTCTCCAGACGGAATTGTTAGTGACCCAGATATGCCAAGGTTTGGAAGAATGCTTGAGATTAAAAATATTGTGAATCGTGATATTGATGGCATTCCAAAGAAGGAATATTGGATTCAAATGCAACTACAAATGGAGACGTGCAATTTAAATGAGTGCGATTTTTTGGAGTGTAGATTTATTGAATACCCAGGATACACAGATTTTATAGCAGACGGTACTTTTTTAAAATCGGCAAAGGATGACTATAAGGGAGTTATTATGCATTTTTCTACGCCCGAGGGAAAGCCAAAGTATGTTTATAAACCATTGTCAATGGATTTTGAGGAGTTTGAGACATGGGAGGAGGAACAGAGAAAGAAATATAATAATGTTGGTATTTCGTGGATTCAAAACATGTATTGGCGGTTGGAGGAGGTAAGTTGTGTTCTTGTTTTGAGAAATAGAAAGTGGTTTCAAGACAATATTCAGACTCTTTCAGATGTCTGGGATACTATTTTGAAAGAGAGACAGACGGGATGCGAGCATAGGGCTCCAAATAAACGAGTCAAAAAGGATCACCCTATAGAGGAGACAGTTTGTTTATTGAATCTTGACAAGCTTACTGGGAAAGTTACTTTGACTTCAAGTGGAAAGACAAGTAGATCAAATTCTATAGTAGATGGTCCATTTTTTAAGGTAAGAACAGAGTCCATAGATGAGACAAAGCAGAATAATCCAGAGGCTGGTCTTTAAGCTTGAAAAAATTATATATATTTCCACCAGAAAAACTTAAAGAAGCTTGGTTAGTTTCTTTAAGTTACTTTAAAGATAATATCTATTTTTGGGATTTTCTTGTTTCATGAAAGTGTTCGAGAAATCCAAAAATGGACAAAAAAAATGTCCAATTTCTCAAAACCCAGGGGTTTTACCAAACTCGAATTTCCCAAAAAGTGATTTTAGACCAGAATGCTCATAATTCAAATTTTTTAATTGAAAAAGTGTTACGACAATTTTTTTAGTGTTTTTTGGGATAATTGCTTAGAGATTTTTTCTGTCAACTATTTAGAAGACAAATGGATGACAAAAACTCGCCAAAAGAATCTAAAAATCGCAGATGTGAAAAATGTGACTATGAATGCTGCAAACAAAGCGACTTTAATAAACATTTATTGACTAGTAAACACAAAAAGTTGACACAGTTTACCGAAAAAGAGCCAAAAGTCGCCGATGTAACATTTAACTGCAATTGTGGTAAGGTATATACAACCAGGCAAGGCTTATGGAAACACAAAAAGTCATGCACATTTCAAGAAGAAAATGAAATAATAATAACAGAACCCAACATTGAATTGTCTAATACTACAGACCCAGATAAATTAACAATTATTACTGAGCTATTTCAAGAACAACTCAAAGAAAATAAAGAATTGAAAGAAATGTTGATTGAACAAAATAAGAAGCTAATAGAGATAGCTGAAAAGAATCAAGGTCAAATTACTAACAATATTACAAACAACAACACAAATAACAATCAATTCAACCTCAACTTTTTCTTGAATGAACAATGCAAAGATGCACTCAACATTATGGATTTTATAAATCAACTTCAATTAAACACAACTGATTTGGATATGGTTGGTCGCGTAGGATACACCGAAGGAATTTCAAAACTTTTTATTAGAGGTCTTAAAGCACTTGATGTATTTAAAAGGCCGGTCCATTGCAGTGATTTAAAGAGAGAAGTATTATATGTTAAGGATAAAGACTCTTGGGAAAAAGACAATGATGAAAAGAATAAAATGAAAACGGCAATAAAATATATTGCAGCTAAGAATTTCAAACAAATTAATGAATGGAGAGAGAAAAATCCAGAATCTGACGATTATGATAGCCAAAGACACATGGATTATCATCAAATCGTCATTCATTCCATGGGCGGCTCAACAAAAGAAGAAGATGAAAAACATTATAATAAAATCATTAAAAATGTAGCCAAAGAATCTGTTATAAATAAAGAAATACAGGGAAAATAGTATGTTATTTGTTCAAGTGACAAATAACATAAATAAATTAATAAGCTTGTAACTCTGGGCCAAGAGGAGGACCGGGAATCAAGTTAGAGTTTGTAAGGTAATAACCCACACGAACTGCGTCTGGTCTAACATTAGGTGCTGGAGGTAAAGGCTTTGAAATGTTAGTTTTCAATTGGTTATCTTTGTAAAATACACCACAGAAATCCGCTGTTACGCAAACTCCATCGTCAGGATTTCTTCTATATTTCAAATTATTTGTAATTTGTGTATAATTCCCAACTCCAAAGATTGGATAATGCCACCAAATGTCATTATAGTTATTCTTATTAACGTTCTTTCTTCCAGTAAAGGGGAAACTGTCGGTTAAAATGGGAACATCTTCTGATTTAGGATATTTTCCGGGATTTGCTAAATTATAATTGCTATAACCCTCAAATCTACTAGTGTCAATGAAAAATGTTGACAATATAACTATCATTAAAAAGGTAAATAAAAGAACAATTTCTTTGTTATTTGTAATTTTGTTAACTAGATTCATAAAACTCATTTATATATTTCATATATTTTATTTTTTAAGACCCCCTATTAATAATGTATGGAATTGACTTAGAATTTAAATGTAATATTATAATAATTGAATGGACGGGATTGAAATGCGGGTAACGAAGCGAAATGGACAGTTGGAAGATATTTCTTTTGATAAAATTTTAACTAGGGTAAAAAAGCTAGGACAAGAAGCCAATATTCAAATTAACTATTCTTCTTTGGTTATGAAAGTAATTGACCAGTTGTATGATAAGATTCCTACTACAAAGATTGATGAATTGACTGCGGAACAATGTGCCGTTATGTCAACACAACATCCTGATTATGGCGTTCTAGCTGGACGCATTGTTGTATCAAATCATCAAAAGAACACTAACGCGTGTTTCTATGACATAGTTGAAGAGCTATATAATTTTAAGGATGTCCATGGCGTTCATAGCCCTCTAGTTAGCAGAGAATTATACACTATTTCTCGCGAGATGGCTAATTATATTGAACCCATGTTTGATTTTTCGCGCGATTATTTAATTGATTATTTTGGATTTAAGACATTGGAACGTGCTTATTTGTTCAAGGTTTCAGACAAGATTCTTGAGAGACCTCAGCACATGTGGATGCGTGTAGCAATTGGAATTCATGGAAACAATATGGATGCGGTAAAGGAAACATACGATTTAATGTCACAGAAGTATTTTACACATGCTACGCCTACACTTTTTAATGCTGGAACTCCTAGACCACAATTAAGCTCTTGTTATTTAATTGCAATGGAATCAGATAGCTTGGATGGCATTTACAATACACTTAAGGATTGTGCAAATATTTCTAAGTGGGCCGGTGGAATTGGACTGCATATTCACAATATTCGCGGCAGTAATTCATTAATTCGTGGAACAAATGGCAAATCAACTGGGATTGTGCCTATGTTAAAGGTATTCAATGACACTGCAAGATTTATTAACCAAGGAGGCAAACGTAATGGGTCATTTGCCATTTATTTGGAACCATGGCATCCAGACGTGGAAGATTTCTTGGAGATGAAGAAGAATCATGGTGACGAAGAAATGAAAGCTCGTGATTTATTTTATGCACTATGGATTCCAGATTTATTTATGGAACGCGTTAAGGAAAACGGCAAATGGTCGCTTTTTTGTCCTAATGAATGTCCCGGTCTAGCCGATGTTTATGGTGATGCATTTAAGCAGTTATATGAAAAATATGAGGCTTCTGAAAATGTTCGTAAATCCATAAATGCCCGCGATTTGTGGTTTAAGATTTTGGATGCCCAGATGGAGACAGGAACACCCTATTTGTTGTATAAAGATGCGTGCAATAAGAAATCAAATCAAAAGAATCTTGGAACTATTAAGAGCAGCAATTTGTGTTGTGAAATTGTTGAGTATTCAGATGATAATGAGACGGCAGTTTGCAACTTGGCGTCTGTAGCACTTCCAACTTTTGTAAACCAAGAGACAAAGCAGTTTGATTATGATAAGCTTCACGTAGTTACCAAGGTCGTAACGAGTAACTTGAACAGAGTTATTGATATTAACTTTTATCCAACGGAAAAGACTAGACGCAGCAATTTGCTTCACAGGCCGATTGGAATTGGTGTCCAAGGGCTTGCTGATGCTTTTATCATGATGGACCTTGCATTTCACAGCGATGAAGCAAAGGCAGTAAATAAGTTGATTTTTGAGACTATTTATCACGCTGCTCTAGAACGTAGCAATGAGATGGCAATTCAAGTTAAAAAGCAAACGCATCTTACATCAGATAGATCTAGAATTGTCTCAGATTTGTCATTGAAATATAGTCTTAGTGCTGAACATTGTGGAGCCTATGCGTCATTTGAAGGTTCTCCTGCTAGCCAAGGGGTTTTGCAATTTGATATGTGGAA